TTTTTCTTCATGATTAAATTCTACTTTTAAATGTTTTACAATATTATTTAAACTATAATTTTTATATTTTAATTTAAATACTGTTAGCATAAAAATAGGATCATATGTCATATTTTCTTATTTTTTTTTAATTAGAATATTTTATAATTTAATTCTTTAATAAAAAGATTTTCATAAATCCTAAATTCGGATCTAAAAAGGTGTCCAAAAATCCTAAATTCGGGTGTATTGATTATAATGACTTCCTGCATTATCTAATATGATTAAATAATTTTTATATTTATTAAAAATAAAACTTTTTAAAAAATCAACAAATCTTTCTTTTGTCATACCTCCTTTTTCGTATAAAACATATCCAATATATTTTGAATTACATATAGCGACTAATAAAGTAAAAGATCTATAAAAATAACTATTATCTGTTTTAACAACACATCTTTTACCTAATGAACATCTACTATATTCAGGAATCATAGATGGTTTTATAGAAGTTTCATCTAAACAAATAATTTTATTAATAGAATATTTACTAACTTCTTTATAAAAAATGTCTAATTCTTTTTGTTTATTTGTTTGCTTATCATATCTAATTTTAGGAAAATGTTCATGTCTTGTTCTTTTTCTTGTTTTATTATTATCTCTAATAACTTTACCTAAATGTTGAGGAGTAATATTAAAATCAGTAAATTTAACTTTAACTAATTTTACTAATTCTTCCATTGTAATTTGTTCATTATCCTTAAGTAATTTTAATGAATATTTAACTTGTTCTTTTGTAATTTTATAAGAAATAGATTTTCTATTATGTCTTTTTATACTTTTTTCTAAATTATATCTATTAATCCATCTTTTTAATGAAGTTTTTTTTACAATCAAAAATTTTACAAGTTTTATCCATACTAACTTTATTTTTAATATAATATTGAACAGCACTTATTTTATAATCTTCACTTTTATGTTTCATAATAATCTAAAATAAGAAATTTATTTTGTTCCATTTTAATTCTTCATAAGTTTAAATGAAGTGGTAACACTCATAGAAATTCTTTTTATAAAATAAATTATTAATTTTCATTATTTACATCATTTGGTAATAAATATTTTTTAAATTTTACTATTTGCCCATATGTATTTGCAACAGTTACTTCGGATGTTTTACATTCATTTGCTATTTCTTTTTTTGTAAATCCAAGATTATAATTTTGTGAAATTAAATATATTATACCAACAGCAATAGATTTAGGATTATTTTCTTGACATAAACCAAGTTTATCAACAATAGTAGATATAGATATACCAATTAAAATATAATCTTCATGAATATCAAGTAATTTACAAAATCTATTAATTAAATCTTTTGAATCAATCGGTTTAATATTTTTAACATATTCTCTATTTTTAGAAAACATTAATTCTGTAAATTCATTACATCCTTTGGATAATTTTTTTGATTTAATATCAAATAATTTAGCAACTTCATCCGTACTTCTAATCATTCCTTGATCTCTAAGAGCATTAAAAAAACACGCAGCTATTAAACTTTCTCTTGATGCACCTCGTTTTATATAATCTTGACTAATTATTTTATACATATTCATTGTAGTATCTATAATAGATTGAGGTACATTATCAATATTTGCTTTTAATGAAATTTTATTTAAAATAGCAATTAAACTACGTTGTTTATAAGATAAACCGTTCCAACTATTTAGTTTTCGGAATACTTCAAAACCTTTACCTAATATGACTGTACTTAAAGTAGAATCTGGTATCATAGGATTTGTCGGTATTCCACATCTGTTCGGATCAGATGATTTTTTAGTATCATCTGAACCATAATATCTCCATTCTGCATGATAATCAATAATAGAATCATTCTCAGCACCACAATATGTACATATTATCATTTCACTGTCCATGGATAAAAAATCGGTTTGATTGCAATTAAAACAACTAATTTTTTTATCTGTTTTTTCGTTTATATTGTTTTCTTCATTTTTTAGTTCAATATCTTTAAAAGAAGTGTTTATTTCATTAAATAGATCCCAAATCTCGCTATTCATTATATTTTTAAATACTTTTAAATCTTAAGTTCTTTTATATTTAAAAATAATCATTTTTTATTATTTTTTTAATAATTTAAAAATATCATATTATAATATGAAAAAAAAATTTATAGTTGGAGGAGATAATAATATATATAAACAAGTGGAAGTATTTTTATCAATAATAATTATTGGATATTTTGGAATAAAAATAATGTACGCATCATTTTTTAATTTTTATCCTCAAAAATATTATTATAGAAATATTAATATAAATACAAATGAAAATATAGAATCTGATAAATCAAATACTGAGAGTATAACATTAAATGCATATGTTCCTGGAATATGGAATAATGAAATAAGTGATTTTATTTCATTAATGGTGTTATGTGGTATATTATTTGTTTATACAAATATTTCAACAAAAAGTGTTATAGATATATATGGAAATTTGAATTTAAGTTTTTTATTTGGATATATTATTGGTTTAGGATATCCTGTAATTTATATAAATTATGCAAAATATTATATAAATATATTTAATAATACAAATACATTAAATTATCTTTATTTATTTATTTTACTTTTTTTTATCATATTTATTATTATTTTAAATTATTTTGAAGCAAATAAAATATCAAGTATATATAAATATAATTATTTAATATATTGTGTTGTTATTGTATTATTACTATTTGGTTTAATAGTAACAAAAAAAAAAATTAAAAGTTATAATAGTGTAACATACTTTCATAATAATGGTGAACAATGCACATATACTAAAAATGGAGTATTCCAGTCGAGTGGTGATGTAATTAATATAACAATACCATTTACAGCATTTATAGTATTATTATTTTTTTCATATGAACCGAGTGAAATAATATTAAAAAATTCTTATACTTTTATATATGGTATATTATTAGGTATTTTAGTAAGTAGTATATCTTATTTTGGTATTGAATATTTTTTAATAAAAATACCTGAAAAAGAGTGTAAAGATTTAAATGAATGTATTTTAAAAGAAATGCCAGAACCTAAAAAAGAGGTTCAAAATAATATTGGTTCAATTATTGATTCAGACATTGGTTCAAAAATTGATAATATATTAAATTATAATAGTAAAGAAACAAGTAATTTATCTGTATTTAAAATTATATTAATAATAACTATAATACTAGCATGTATATATTTATTTTATTATTATATTATATATAAAAGAAGTTTTATTCAAAAAAATACTTAAAAACAGAAAGTATACATAGGAAACCTAGATTTCCTTATTATAAATTATTTTTAAATTTTTAAATTTAAAAAAATAAATTTAGTAGGACTATATATGGAAGTTTTACCACATTTTTGGATTAATTATTATAATGAAAATTATTATATTATTAAAGAAAAAAAAATAAAAAATATAATTCATTTATCAAAATATGAACCATATATAAAAAAAATGGATTTAGATGAAATAAGAATACCATTAGATTATAATGAAGATGAATCAATGGAAAAACAAAATATTATAATATATCAACATTTATATGATGTAACAGATTATATTCATAATAAAATTATAAATAATGAAAAAGTTATGTTATTGGGAAAATATGGAACACAAGATCTTGATGTATTTGTTGTAGCATATTTAATTCGTTTTGCAAAAGTGAATATTCAAAGTGCTATTTTATTTTTAAAAAGTAAAAAAAAAAATATTTTTGATCCAAAATGTTTATTTTATTTTGCATTAAATAAATTTTATAATGAATTAAATAAATACGAATAAAATATTTTTCTACTTAAGTATTAAGTAATGGGTAATCAACCGTCAATATCAAATGAAAATACAAAAGAATCTATAAAAAAAGATGATGTTGTTTTGAATCAGGATGAAATATTTAATAAAATATTAGAAGTTTCAAATAATTTATTAATTGAATATAATAATGAATTTTTGAAAGAAGATTTTTGTAATAATATTGCAATTATTTATGAGAAAAAATTATCTAATTTTAATATTAATATATTAAAAAATTTATATTCTAATATTAATTCTCCAACAATTGATAATGAAATGTTATTAACATTACAATATATACCAAAACACGATGAAGAATTTATTACAGAAACATTTAAAGATAACTTAAATGAAAAATTTTGGAATGAAAGAATAAATATTGTTCCAGAAATATTATTAAATGATTCAAAAGATATAGATATTACAGATATTAAATCATCTATTAAGTATTCTCCATATTATATTAATTCATCTCATGTAAATAATTTATTACAATCTATAAATAAAATTAATGCAGAATTTAAAAAACAAAATGGAGGTTCAATAGACAAAGTAAGAATAATTAATGCAGAAAATAAAAAAGGAAATATTTTTTTAAATCAATTTAATACAAATGGTAATCATGAAAAAAATAGATTAAAAAATAATTATGAAAATAATAATAATAATAAAAAGAACAATATTGAAATAAATAATAATAATAATAGAAATAATATAATACCTAAACAAAAAATATTCAAAGAAAAACTATCAGAACAAAATGAACCACAACAAAATGAAATGGAACAAAATGAAGTAGAACAAAATGAAATAGTACAAAATATACCAAAACAAAATACAAAAAAACAATATCCGCCAAAACAAAATGCACCAAAACAAAATGCACCAAAACAAAATGCACCAAAACAATATCCACCAAAACAAAATGCACCAAAACAATATCCACCAAAACAATATCCATCAAAACAAAATGCACCAAAACAAAATACATTGAATGAAAATTCATCTAATAAAAATGGATTGAATCAAAATGTATCTAATGAAAATAAAACGGAAGAATTAAATAAAGTTACTAATAAAATAATAGCAAATACTATAAATATTCCATCTGAAGAAAATATTGATAATAAAATAATTGATAACAATATTAAATATTATGTTCCGAAAAAATATCAAAGTCCAACACATTTTTGTAAAGATGTTGATAAATGTAAATTATCAAAAAAAGATTTATGTACATCTATAACTGAAAATTTTATTGTTCGTAATAATATTATTGCTGCTATTTTAACAACTATACCATACAAAAATAGTGAAGGTTATTATGAAGGTGGAATTTGTTTTCAAAAGTTTATGAATTTAAAAAATTGTAATGTATGTGTTCCATATGATTATAGAGAATTTAAAAATAAAGATATCAAAAATATATTATCTAGAATATTAGAAAAAGCAGATAATTTAGATGAATCAAAATGCAAAGAAAATCAAGGATATTTTTTAAAATTGACAGATGCAGAAATACAAATATTAACAAATAAAATTTCTAATATATCCGAAGAAGATATAAATAAATATCCAAAAATAAAATATAATTATTATTTTATTGAATTTATTAAAAAATTACAAAATAATTATCTTGAAAATTTAAATTCCTTAATCATCATTTTAGATAAAATAAAAGAATCTCCTATTTTAAATAATTCAACATTAAATTTAATTAGCGATGAAACAAAAAAAATAATAGATAATATGTATAATACATGTCATTACTATTATATTTATGGAATTATTTCATTAATAAGTTCAGATATAAAAGAAGATGTTATGGAAAAAAATAGTTTATCAAATGTTGTATCAAAAGCATTAGAAAAAAATAGTTTAGCCTAATTTTTTACTAAATCTATATTTACGATTACCATATAATTTATATTCTTTTTCTGTCATTTTCTTTATAATAATACAATTCATACCAAAGGTTATCATAGATATATATTTTAAATTATCATATTCAATTTTATTATATTTTTTTAATAAAACTTTATTATCATCTGTTAAAAATTCACTGTTTACAATATCAACAATATTTTTAAAAATTTCAACAATATTATTTTTATTATCTAAATAACCAGCATTTATTGGATAATTATATAAATCTGTATTTTTCCAATATGATGTTTCGATATCTTCTATGATATATATTCCGCCAAAATCTAAACATTCTTTAAATAAATAGTTAAAAGAAAGTAATTGATGACTTGGAACATGACTTCCATCATCAATAATAAATTTACATTTTCCAATATTTTTAACTACCTTTTTAAGATCTTTTTTTTTGGATTGATCGCCTTGAAATATCATTCCTCTATTATAAGTATATTCTTTTTTATGAATATCCATTCCGTAAATAGTTGCATTTGGAAAATAATCAAGCCACATTTTCAATGATCTTAATTCATCTACACCTATTTCTAACATATTCATTTTATTATTTTTAATAGGCATTAAAAAATAATCGTAAAATCTTTCATATCCATGATGTGTGACTTTATCTGTTTTAAATTTAATACCCGATTTAAACATTATTATTAATAATATATATAAAAATTTATATTTTTTGAATAATAATATTATCAAATATTTTTTTATCATAATATTTTAATTTAATATTATGTTGATTATATAAAATATATTCAAAATCATAATATCCAATTAAAATATATTTACTTAATTTTAGTTTAGATAAATTAGATTTAATATAATTATTAAATAATAATAATTCAATTAAATTAGGTAAATTTTCAATTACATCCTCTAAAATTTGATTAAACCAAACACCGAATCTAAGATTCGTCACAGAATTTGGTATATCATATTTTTTTAATGGTTTATTAAAATTATCTCCAAAATGAAGATGAGTAACATTATTAGGTATAATTCCTTTTTTAAGAGATTTATTAAAATTATCTCCGAATATAAGATTCGTAACAGAATTTGGTATATCATCCTTTTTTAATAGTTTATTAAAAAATTTTCCGAATATAAGATGAGTAACAGAGTTTGGTATATCATCTTTTTTTAGATGCTGATTAAAAGAATTTCCAAATGTAAGATATATAACAGAATTTGGTATGTCTCCTTTCTTTAAAGGTTGATTAAAATATTCTCCAAATATCAGATGTGTAACATTATTTGGTATAACTCCTTCATTTAAAGGTTGATTAAAATAATTTCCAAATGTAAGATGGGTAACAGAATTTGGTATATCACCTTTTTTTAATGACTGATTAAAAAATTTTCCGAATGTAAGATGAATAACAGAATTTGGTATATCCTCTTTTTTTAGATTTTGATTGAAAGAATATCCAAATATAAGATGAGTAACAGAATTAGGTATGTCTCCTTTTTTTAAAGATTGATTAAAATCATCACTAAATCTAAGATGAGTAATATAATTTGGTATCATTCCTTCTTCTAATAAGAAGGGATGATCTAATTCAAGAATAAGTTCATTATCATAATTTAGTATATTTTCTTCATCATTTAATATCTTTCTTTTTTGAAAGATAAATTCGGTTTTTGATTTTTGTATAATTTCGTGTTTATATTTAATTTTTTGTATTGCTCTTTTCTTATAGATTGAAAAATTATATAAAAATAAATAATATAAATCTCTATTCATACAATTTTATATACAATATACTAAAATTATTATTTTATAAATTATTAATCAATTTTTTTATTTTAAGAATAAATATCTATTAAATCAATAAAATTTATATTATATTTATCACAAATATTTAATAATCGTTGAGGATGAAATACTTTTTCAACTAATTCTTTCATAAGTATTTTTCCTTTCAACAAATTTAAATCTATATTTAAAATATATTTATTAAATATTAAATTATCATTATATGTTATTACAATACTATATTTTTTATATATAATAATAGATCTATCTAAATAACCAATTAATATATTATTTTTTGTTATTATATTAGAGATTATATAATTTTTAGGCACTATTAATTCAATTAGATTATTTAATATATAATAATCTATTTTTTTATTAAAATCTGAACCAAAAATAAGATGAGCAACAGAATTTGGTATATCATCTTCTTTTAGATGTTGATTAAACTCTTTATTAAAAGAAAGATAAACAACAGAGTTTGGTATATCTCCTTTTTTTAATGGTTGATTGAATTTATGCCCAAAACGAAGATAAATAACAGAATTTGGTATTATTCCTTCATTTAAAGGTTGATTAAATCTTTCTCCAAAAGTGAGACATACAACTGAATTTGGTATATCCCCTTTTTTTAAAGGTTTATTAAAATTACTTCCAAATGTTAGTTCAATAACACTATTTGGTATAACACCTTCTTCTAATTCTTGATTAAAATCATATCCAAAAATAAGATGTGTAACAGAATTTGGTATATCGTCTTTTTTAAGAGATTGATTAAAATCAAATCCAAATTGTAAATGAATAACTGAATTTGGTATGACTCCTTTTTTAAGGGATTGATTAAAATTACCTTCAAAAATAAGATTAGTAACAGTGTTGGGTATAACACCCTTTTTAAGTGTTTGATTAAAAAATCTTCCAAAAGTAAGATGTGTAACCGATTTAGGTATATATCCTTCTTTTAATATTTGTTCACATAAATTATATAAATATAAATGAGTAACAGAGTTTGGTAGATCATCTTTTTTTAAACGTTGAATAAAATTATATCCAAAAGTAAGATGAGTAACAGAATTAGGTATAATACCTTTATTTAAAGGTTTATTGAAACAATCGCCAAATTTAAGATAAATAACAGAATTTGGTATATCACCTTTTTTTAATTGTTGATTAAAATTATTTTCAAAAATAAGATTTGTAACACTTTTAGGTATATCACCTTTTTTTAATGGTTGGTTGAAATATTTATCAAAAATAAGATGAGTAATAGAATCTGGTATATCACCCTTTTTTATTTCTTTATTTAAAGAATATCTAAAAAGATTTTCATTACGTGTTATGGATTTTATAGGATATTTTTTATTATATAAATGATACAAATAAGCAATATATAAATCTCTATTCATATAATATAAATAATATTTAATATTATTATATATTGTTTATAAATTATAAATCAATTTTTTTAATAATAAAATCAATAAATTTTTTTTTTATGATTATAAGTTTGCTATATTTATCATTTATACCAAGTGATAATATAAATATTTCATTAGATTTTACATATAATGCACCTCTACAATAAATAATATCATATTTTAATATAGATTTGAATATATCCTCGCAATATTTAACTATTTCGAAAGTATTTTTATTAACAATTACAAGAGAACATTTATATGTACCAATATTAAAATGTCCAAATATATATAAATTATCATCAATACATATTGGCGTTGTTCCAGCTCTTATTTCTGGTAAATTATACATTTTTATTTTAAATAATTCAGCTTTATACTCTAGATTATCTATTTGAACTAATTTATATATTATAAATTCTGGTAATAAATTATAAATTAAATAAATTATATTATCTATTTGAAATATCATCCAATTTTTTTCAATTTTGTTCAATATTATACCATAAATTTTAATTTCATTATTTATATTATTATAATCTGTAATACGTTGTGATATTGATTTTTCAAGAACATAACTATATATTAAATAAGGTTTATTATTTATAATTGTTATTCTTGCATCTTCATATCCAATATCTTCATTATTTCCATAATAAATATTTGAATTATCCATAATCAAATTTAATTTTTGATTTTGAATTATTAATAAATTTTTTTTTTTTATATAAATTTTGCTTTTTCTACTATATTGACTAATAGAAGATCTGTATATAAAAGAAATATTACATTTTATATTAATATAATCTATTATATTTGAATATTCTTCATTATTAAAAAATATAATAGATGGATTAAATGCATGATTACCTACTAAAAGATTTGAATTTATATCGATTATATGTGTATATATAGCATTTTCATAAATTTCTTTTAAAATCATCCAATTTGTATTAAAAAATAAATTTTGATTTAATTCTTTAATATAAATTATAATGTCAATAAGTTTAAATACGAATAAAATAAAAATGAATATTAACATATTTTTATACATTAAAATATAATAATATATAGATAAAAAAAATTGAATAATTTTATTATCTAATATTTTTTTTATATTAAATCATTTATAAAAAAATGAAACTTAATATTAAAAAACTTCAAAATGATATTATCTTACCAAAATATGGTTCAGAATATGCTGCAGGACTAGATATATGTTCCTCTATAGATTGTGATATTGAACCAAACACTAGAAAAATAATTCCTACAGGAATATCTATTTCATGGGAAGGAGAAGATGATAAAAAATATTATTTAAGAGTTGCACCGCGTTCAGGATTATCTGTTAAAAATAATATAGATATTGGTGCAGGTGTTATTGATTGTGATTATAGAGGTGAAATTTTGATATGTTTTATCAATAATCATTTAACAAATACTTATAGTGTTAAAAAAGGTGATAGAATTGCACAATTAATTTTAACAAAAATTGAACATTTTAATGAAATAATTGAAGTGGATATTCATAATGAAACACAAAGAGGAAATAATGGATTTGGTTCTACTGGTAAATAAAAAATTTTAAAAAAAATAAAATATATTATATTAATATATGTCATTCAATAAAAAGAAAAACAAGAAAATAAAAAAACAAATTGGCGGAGAGGATATAATTATGGCTTCCTATGATGTTGTGAATTCTCTAAAAAATTTAGGAAAAAGTATTTTTGATGAAATATATTCTATTACAAATATACAAAATGAACTAAATAATGGTTCTTTACCAAGTGTTGGAACACCAAATGTTATTAATGGTCCTTCAAATTTCAATGCGCCTGCTTTATAAAAATACTTTTTGTAAAAAATACTTTTTGTAAAAAATACTTTTTGTAAAAAATACTTTTTGTAAAAAATACTTTTTGTAAAAAATACTTTTTGTAAAAAATACTTTTTGTAAAAAATACTTTTTGT